CAATAACAAGATTATTACTGGTTCTTGCGAGAACGGTAACTTGTATGAACTAGCTGATGATTACTACTATGAAGATTTTGACAATACACACAAGCTACCTTTGCTCCGTGTTCGTCAGACACCTGTAATCACAAGCAGCTACAAGCCATTCATTATCTTTGAGATTGGCGTTGAATGCAACACAGGCTCAATGAACCAGTATGGCAAAGAAGGTCAGGCATTGCTTGAAATGAGTAATGATGGCGGATATACATACAGCAACGTCTATTCCGCAACTGTTGGTCTAAGGGGTCAATACAGCACAAGACTTCGCTGGTTGAACCTTGGCATGACTCGCCAGTGTGTATTGCGTATCTCTTATTCAGAACCAACCAACTGGGTAATCAGTGACTCTAACATAAGATTCCAGGAATTGAATACACCTATTTAAGGAGGAACTATGCTTATTAACAATAAATCAGTTCTAGCAGACGTTCTTCAGGCATGCGCCGGTACTTGGGATGTTGCTGAAGACAATGGTTGGAAGTGCGTTGAAGCAGGGCGTCTGCGTCTGTTCAGAAAGGTCTGCACTAAAGGCTCAAACGTTTTGCCGCAAAAGTTCTTAAAAGAAAGAAAAGAAGTAACCCCAGTTATTGAGTTTCGCAAGGACACAATCTCTGGTCAAACATTAACCCTACAACAGTCAGCGCTTGAGTGCGAAGAAAATAGCCTCTGCGTGATCTTACAATTTTAGGAGGAATCATGGGAATCGCTGAGTTTTTGGATCCTGGGGACATACTAGGTTTCCAGCAGGATAGCAAGATCGCTGCTGCTAACAAAGCACTCCAGCAGGTTCAGGCTAAATCAGACGAAACATCCAATGCTAACCGTGCACTGTATAATCAGTACATGAACCGAGTGCAGAATACTTACGGTGATACTGCTGGCAAGTATAATCAGTATCTGCAGAATCTTGAAAATCAGGAAGTTTATAATCCTGGTGAGTTCTCGTTTGATAAGAACGTTGAGGACTATTATAGCAAGTTTGCTAATCAGCGTGCTAATCAGGCAATGAATGCTATCACGAACTCAAGGGCAAATGCTGGTGATATGTTCAGCTCTGACTATCAGAATGCTTTGGCAGCTAAGCAACAGGCATTGGCGTCTGAAGAAGCTGATAAGGCATATGATCGTTACATGCAGGAACGCGGACAGGCACTGAATGAATTCAGCACTAACGCTAATCTTCAGAACCAAGCATATCAGAACGCTTACAACAAGAATAAGGATCTTCTTGGTCAGGCTCAGAACGCACAGGACAATGTAACTAATGCATACGGTTCTTACATCAGTAACCTTGCTGGTCAGAATAACACTGACATGCAGAACTACGCAAATGTAATGCAGCAGATGGCAGCAAACCAAGCTTCAAAGAAGGGACTTCTTGGTCGCATATTCGGATAGATATAAAAGGAGGAAATAATGATCCCAGTTATTTTAGCAGCTCTTCAGATGGCACAGGCCAAAGCTCAATCTCAGAACCAGCAGAACCAGCAGTTCGCTGACCAGATGAGAAATAACCAGCTTGTTGCTGGACAGCAAGCTCAGATGCCGTCTATCAAATCAGTATTTGGACAGTATTAAGAGGTAAACAATGATTGCTCAAGTTTTCGGAAGCATGGCTGATGAAAAGATCAAGGATCCACTTGGGCATTTTGGTGACGTGCGAATCCCAGTACAAAGAACAGGAACACCTGCATACTGGAGTACTAACGAAACTGAATATGTGTTGCCGCAAACTGAACAGGAACACGAAGACACATTGAATAGATATTATGCAATGCGTCAAACGATGCCTAACTGGCGTGAACTTGGCATGCTAGATGAACAGCAGTTGCCGCACATCAACAGCAAAGATTCCAAACTCCGTAAGGATCTTGGTGCTCGTTCAAGTTTCGTTACTGACATCGTCTATAACCCAAGTGACAATGTTGCTATGATTCAGTTGAACGGCGGTAAGTACTATACATATTCTTGCACGCCACAGCAAATGCAGCGTTTCCTTTCAGCTGGTTCGCTAGGTCAGGAAATCAACCGTATCAAACGCAATAGAGGAACTTCAATGAATAAGACAGCAACTCGTCGTCAACCTAATGTGCGTTCATCGCTCATGAGTAACATATTTGGAGGTCTATAATGGCTATCAATGGTATTCAACCAACTGTTGCTGGTGTATTTGGTGTAAAAGACTACACCAATCTTCTAAACCAGTCAAACGGTATGGGGAAGCTGATTGGCACTGCGCTTGATATGTATAAGTTCAAGTCAGGTCAAGCACAGCAGAATGAAATGCAGCAGGCAGCACAAGATTTCAATGCTGCTGAAGCTGAAAAGAATCGCGAACATCAAATCAATTTGGATAAGGCTCGTTGGCAGCGTGACCAATCACTGTTGGCTCGTCAGGAAGCTCTTCAGGCTAAGAAGGAACTAGGTTCATTCCAGTCAGAAGCAGCACCAATTATCGGAATGGAAATTGACGAAACCAATCCTAACGCAATTCGTGATAAAGGCAACCGCTTGAAGGCAGTTATCGCTAAGGCAAAGAACATCGGCGATAATGATACTCTTGCTGCTGCTACTCAAGAATACAATCGTTTGTTCGGTATGTATGGCAAAGACACTGGTGGTGAACGTGCTGGTGGTGCATTGCAGCAAGCAGAAGCAGCCGCACAGGCACAACAAATTCATGACCAGACTGCTGCTGGCATTAAGGAACAGATTGCATCCGGTGCTGTTGACTCAGCAATGGGAATGATTGCAGACGCTATTGCTGCAGACATAATCAGTCAAGATGAAGCAGATCGTTATATGGCACTAATCAATGCAAAATCTAGTGATCTTGCTAATCAGCGTCGCAGCGACATTACTGCAGCGCAGACTTTTGCGGATGCTCAGGAAGCGCGTGCTCGTAAGAAGCTCAAATAAGGAGGTATCATGAAAGACTTTAGAAATCATTTTGAGAAGAATGAAGATTATTACTATGAACTAATTGACCTCAATTACATTGACGAAGATGATGTAAGGGCTGCTAATAACCAAGGCGGCACTTACACATATGAACAGCAGCAAAAGGCTCTTGAGAACATCAAGCAAGGTGTTGAAAAAGCATACAAGAAAAACAAAGACAATGAGGACTTTGCTGAATTTAAGATGACGTTCCCGAAGTCAACGAAATTTGACATTCGTGGAACCATCACAGGTTCATTTGATAAGGTTGACTTCAGCGACAAGGATGCAGTTAAGAAGTTCGCCATTGACAATGACTATTCAGTTGATGAAATCATGTCTGAATACAAGACACAGAAAACTGAACGTGACCGTGAAGAAGGCAAGGCTCGTCGTGCTAAGGAAATCAAGGATGCTCCTTGGTATCACCCGTTGCGTTGGGCAACATCTGATTATGCTAAGCAGCGCTACATCAATGAACCTGAAGCATCATTGTTCGGTAAAGAAGGAACTGAAGGTGAATGGTGGCAGAGAGGCGAAGATATCTCTGACCTAGCATTCGGTGTTGCAGGTGCTGTTGCTGATATGATCCCAGGTCTAGGTGCTACATTCCTCGGTCCTGCTATCAGAACTGGACGTGATGTTCGCCACGCAGTCAATGATGATAAGTATAAGAAGGACGCTGGTCAGATTGCCAGTGACTTTGCTACTGACGCAGCATTGAATTTCGGTGTTGGTTACATGCCGACAGCAATACTTAATAGAGCAAAGCGTGCTGGACGTAATGTATCTAAGGCAGAATCATGGGCATCAGATGTTGGTGAACAAGTTGCTGCTGATGAAAGCAAGGCTGCTACAACAGAAAGCTTGAAACAGTTGAGTACTGATGATCTATTCAAGGGTATCAGCGATTTGGATCTTGAGAAGAGACTTCGTGATCTTCCTGAAGGACCGATGAAAACTGATCTATTGAATACTTGGAAACAGACAAAGTCAAAGGACGCTATTTCTGAACACCTAGCTCACTGGGAATCAGTTGGTGGTGATGTTCCTGCTGGTGCAATGTTCACTAAAGAAGGCAATATCAAGAAAGGCAAATCTGACGCTTGGAAGGAAACTCCTGTCAATGAATATGTTGAGCAACAGGCTAAGGCAGCAACTGCTCCTAAATCAGTTCGCTGGGCTGCAAAGGGCGCCAAGATCGCAACAGATGTTGGTGAACCTGCAGTTAAGGCTTCTATTACTTTGAAGGGTCGTGGTACTAAGCCTGAAGAAAGAGCTGACATTGACTGGTTTAAAGAAAACTATGCTCGTCAGTGGGATGCTGGCTTTGTTCCACACGGTCGTGAAGATGAGCCTATCATGAAGGCTTATCGTGAATGGCAGAAGGAAAACAACATCATCCAGAAAACATTTGGCAACTAACATTATCAGATTAAAAAATCGGCGTGCCTATTGACGAAATTGGCACGCTTTGTTATTTTTAATATATGAATGCACAGCCGCCTATTCCAGAAGATCTTGTCTTTGAGTATCTTGACCAAATACATTCCGAAAGTCCGCTATACATGGAGGGCAAATGCCGTCTTGTAAAGATAGTCAGAACTCATTTCAGAAAACCAAATGGCAAAACAGGTTACTCACAGCAGTCCGTAAATGACGCTGTTATGGAATGGATGGAAAATAACGGCTGTTTAGGCGCCGGAGCCCTCACTGCGGCGCTGCTAACGGGTATCCCATTATCAGATGCGCACAAAGCAGCGATAGCAGCATCTGACAAAAAGTACTGGAACACGCCTGAAGGCAAAGCGAAGCGTTCAATGATAAATCGTACCCGGAGATGGCCTCAAAATCGAGAAAAACATCTTTAAATAGCGGCTCTAAATCATTTTTTAAAGTTTACTGAATAACAATATAGATAACCCGGAGTGGGCTTTAGAATGCAAAATAAGGCATTGACAATTTGTCAATGCTTTTTCATTTTATCTAAAGTTATTAGGAATTTATTACTTTATAAATACCATAAAGGTAATTTGAAAAGGAGACATATATGAGAAAACCAATCAGACAAGAAATCTTAGACAAATGGAAAGCCAAGCAGGACAAGGCACTAGAGGAAACTCTGGACAAAAATGAAGAATTTCGTTCATGGCCTACACGCCCTGACATTATGGTTTCAAGAAACGGCAAATACTATTACAAGTATCCACAGTCAGCAAGACAATGTGGAGTAAAAGAAGGTACTGCTTGTTTTGATAAGTCAGGCTATCCATTGATGATGGAAGTTTGTATCATTCAGACGCTTCCAGATGGCACCAAGAAGCCTAAGGTCTACAATGTAGGAAGACTGGTACTGGAAGCGTTCGGCGTTGAACAGACAACCGACGAAAATGGCAAGCTACGCACGGAAGTTGACCACATAAATCAAGACCCGTTTGATAATCGCTTAGAAAACCTTCGCTGGGCTACACGCTCTGAAAACTCTATGAATAGAAACATGGACCAACTGCGTGCATCAAGAAACAAATTTGCTCAATCAAATGGTTATAACTCTTGGGTTGAGTTCCTGGCGGCTACACGAAAAAAGAAGATGATAGAAGCTGGTTACTCTACATGGGGCGAATATGTTTCATCTAAACATCCAGATAAAAAATACAAACATACTATTGCCAAAAATAAGTAACTTTGTTATATTGTAAATAAATTGTTGCTGAACATTTCGTAGCGGTTAAGTTTAGCAAGAAATAGATATTGTTCCTTATACTATAGGACCCATTGAAGTAACCGCTACATTAGCTTCTTTGGGTCCTTTTTTTGCTTTTATTGAGATGAACAGACAAGGACAAACACTTGGTGGAAAGGTACTTGAAGTTAACGGGGCAGGATGTAAGAAACGATTTATGCATAGTTTAAAAATCGGTAATTTAACTGTAGTTGTTGATAAAAAGGAAGGCGCCTGTGCTGCTGACGCTCGCCGTAATTATCAAACAGATAGCAACTACAATTGGATTACCGTTTCACGGCAATCTACTGATAGTAACCATCCAACAGCTAGCGCTGTAGTTGAAACTATTGACCGGTTGGCTGAATGTGTGGGTCTTATTGATACTCATTACTTTCCGAAGCAACAATACGAAAATAAAGGCAGTGTCCGCTTAAATCAAGATGCGCTTTACAAATGTGTTATAGTTCAAGAGGTTAACAGACAGTTACTATTTGAAACTGTTGGACTTTCAAAAATGGCGGCAAAAACGGAAATAGATCCTGCTGACATTGAAGCAACCTGTAAGCACTTTGGGCTTCCACCGATAATAAAGAAAAAGGCAGAAATAGCCAAAGACATTGAATATGTGAAATCACATTACATTCCAGAGCAACTTGACGTATGGGTAAATGGATGGGAAAAAGCGTCTGAAAGATTTGTAAATCCTGATGTAAAAATTGCTGAAGAACGTGAAAAGACAACATTTGATATTCCAGTTTATCAGTATGGTAGAAAGGTATCATCATTTAAGACGATACATACAATAGACGGCGATTACATAATGCGTTTGCCTGTTATCTTGCGTGATAAGATACAAGCATGGTATAATGCAGATAGCAAAAACTGTATGAAGGTTCTGAAGAAAAAGATGAGTCGTGTATTCGTTTTGAAAGGTGAAGATCTTCAAGGTGAAAAGAGCGACTGGACTGCATTTAAGAAATCGTTATGTAATGGCAAAAAGGAAAACATTGTAATTGACTATTCAGATGTTGAGAAAGACATTGATGACTATTTGGACATGTATGAAACAAAGCTAATGAAAAGGAGCTACACATAATGTATTACACAAAAGAATATGAGGATCTTGGGTTCTCAATAAACGAAAAAGGATATGCAGATGTTTTGCATACTGACTTGAATAATCTGATTCAAGGATATGATGATGACATTCAAGAACGAGAAAGGCAACTGCAGTTAGACAAGTGGCATATCGAGTCTCTTAAAGAGAAACAGATTGACCATCACACAAAGATCTTAAAAGCAGCAAAAGATTTATGTGATAAAGGTATTAAGCGCTGTAAAAAGAATGATTTCGAGTATGCAGAATACTTTAAAGGACGTTATGAGGACCGTCTGAAGACTATACAGAAATATGCTGAAAAGTATGGCATTGACTTGTCTGACAAGAAACCTAAGAAGGAAAAGAAAAAGTCTGTTTTATATCAAAAAGAAAACAATGCAACCGATTAAATAAAGGTGTCCATCGCTGATTATTCATTTGCAGTTGCTAAAGGAGATTGGGAATACGCCATCAGGAAACACCTTGCTGGCACATTCCATCCTACACAAATCTTATTCAACATAGTTTCAATCGGCGACAAGTGCATGGAGGCACTACCTACACAAATTCAGCGTGTATATCCTTTAGCAAAGGAATATCTAGCAACATCATGGCAGACATCTAACAACTCAACAGAATTAGACCAACACAAGTTAATGCTGATGGAAAAGGCATTGAAAATTATTGACTTATACATAGAGGCACATTATGGACTACAAAAAGGCAATAAAGAGACACCTGAAACGCGGAACATTTGAAACAGTTCGCACAACAAAGCGCTGCTGTTCAATAACCGCAAATAACCTGAAAA